AGCCAACTGTGCAACATATGCTGCCTTTCAGTCTGCAATAGCAGCACTATAAACAAACACTATATAATTATATGAATGACTTGAATAAAACTTTAGCAGATGTGTTTGACATTGCACCAATACCAGAAGATAAAAAAGAAAAACTTCCTACGGTATCGGTCAAGTATAATGAACCTGATTTAAAACAGGACCTCACAGACGCCTATCAACAATCAAAAGAAAATCTACAAGGTATTATTGACCAAGGCCAAGAAGCCATGGAAGAAATACTCAATATTGCCAAAGCAGGCCAACATCCACGAGCATTTGAAGTCTATGGTACTCTACTGAAAAACATGGTAGATGCCAATAAAGAACTTTTAAATATACAGAAACAGATGCGTGATATGGATGAAGAAAAGAAAAAGAATGCTGGTACCAATATTGATAAAGCTATCTTTGTAGGTTCTACTGCTGAACTTAATAAACTTCTCAAAGGAAAAGAATGAAACTTTGGGTGAATGTTTGTTTTTATTATGTAGAAGAACGGTTAGAGCAGTTTAAAGAAGTAATAAAAACATTATCTGATATACCAAATATCAAACTTATTATTAACAGCAATGTTAATTTTGATTCTAATTTGCCCATTCATGTGGCAGAACTAAATGACCCATATCATCATACATGGGAACACAAGAAGTATATGTCAGAATTCTTAGAATCAGACTATACACACTTTGCCTATCTTGAAGGTAATATTCGTGTTGAAAGAAAAACATTTGATTATTGGATAAAAACACGAGAACTCTTTCAACGCAATAATCTCAATTTTATACCTGCCACTCATCGTGTTCAAGTGAATGAAGGTCAAGTGTATTCTTTAGATTGCACACACTATCAACAACATCGGCCAACAATTACAGTAGAAGAACAGAAATTTATTTCTTTATCTGAACCATATCAAGGTATGTTTATTATGGATAAAGAACTGGTCAAAGAACATATTGAATCAGATTATTATAAGTTTGGCCAAAAAGGATCATGGGGTATTCGTGAGTCAGCCAATTTAGGCAATATGTTTGTCAATATACCTGTAGGATTTGGCCATAGGTATATGTTACCACTAAATAATTTCTCCGACACATGGGTTACACACTTTGGTACCAACTATCACGGTGATAAAAATTCACCTCACGCCAAGATAAAAATAGAAGATTTATTTCGATGAACCAAAAAGATTCTTACCGTGATAACCCCCTACTCAAAAAGGTAGGTGTTGACCACCAATATACCAAAGAACAGATTGAAGAATATGTAAAGTGTTCTAAGGATCCTGTTTACTTCTGCAAGAACTACATTAAGATTGTGAACGTGGATGAAGGCCTTATCAATTTTAATATGTGGCCTTTTCAAGAAGAAATGTTAAATCTTTTTAAAGATAATCGTTTCGTCATCACCAAATGTCCTCGTCAGGTTGGTAAAACTACCACAACAGTTGGTTACCTTCTTTGGGCAACTATCTTCACCGATTCTCAGAATGTGGCAGTTCTGGCAAACAAAGGTTCTTTGGCTCGTGATATTCTAGCCAAGTATCAACTGGCATATGAGAATTTACCACAATGGCTCCAACAAGGTGTGGTGACATGGAACAAGGGTAATGTAGAACTAGAGAACGGGTCTAAGGTTATTGCGGCCTCCACCAGTTCTTCAGCAATCCGAGGCGGTTCGTTTAACATTGTATTCTTAGACGAATTCGCTTTCGTCCCAAACAATATTGCCAATGAGTTCTTTAACTCAGTCTATCCTGTAATCTCATCTGGTAAGTCCTCAAAGATTATCATTGTTTCCACACCAAATGGTATGAATCTATTCTATAAACTATGGATGGATTCTTTAGAGAAACGAAACAATTACAAAAATTTTGAGATTCATTGGTCTCATGTACCAGGTCGTGATGATGCGTGGAAAGAAGAAACTATTCGAAACACCTCAGAACGGCAGTTTGCACAAGAGTTTGAAACTGAATTCTTAGGTTCGTCTAATACTCTTATCTCTGGTTATAAACTACAACAATTGAGGTACATGAACCCAATTGTAGAACACGATAAGATGAAAATCTATGAACATCCTATCAAAGAAGGTGTCAATGGTTCTCTAACCGACCACATTTATTGTATTTCGGTTGATGTATCGGAAGGTAAAAACTTAGACTCCTCGGCTTTCTCTGTGATAGATATATCAACCACACCATATAAACAGGTTGCCACCTATTCAAGTTCATCCATTTCACCCATATTGTTTCCAACGGTGATTGTTAATGCAGCTCGTTTATACAATGATGCTTACGTTTTGGTAGAAATAAACAATAATCCACAGGTGGCAGACTTCATACATTCAGATTTAGAGTATGAGAACCTATTGAAAATCTTTACTGGTAATAAGAAACCACAACAACTGTCTGCTGGATTTGCTCGTGGTGTGCAGATGGGTCTAAAGATGTCACCTCAGGTGAAGGCTGTAGGTTGTTCTAACCTTAAAACATTAATAGAAGGTGATAAGTTACTAATCAATGACTTTGATACCTATTCAGAGTTAACCACATTTGAGCAATATAAGACATCATTTGCGGCCGCAGAAGGTGCCAATGATGATATGGCAATGACTTTAGTGATTTTTGCATGGGCAACCACACAGAAATACTTTAGAGAAATAGTAAATCATGATTTAAGAAAGCAGATTCAGTTGGAAAACATGAATCAATTGGATGAAGAAGTTCTACCTGCACCTATTATAGAAGATGGTCTAAAGACCGATTTCATGGTGGAAGGTGGTGATGTATGGGAAGTGGCAGACGGTGGCGATACTTATGCGGCCTACACTAGAGATTTCTTTAGGAGTATGTAAATCCGATGTTTGATAAATATCAGTATGGTATTTTAACTGCCAAGAACACATAATAATTCAAGGAGAATAAAATGGCGTTTCAAATCTCTCCAGGCGTAAATGTTTCCGAAGTTGACTTAACAACAGTCGTTCCTTCGGTTCTAACTACGGCCGGTGCTTATGCTGGAAACTTTTCGTGGGGTCCAGCACGACAAGTAATTCTGGTTGACAACGAAATCACACTAACCAATTACTTTGGTAAACCAGATTCAAACTCAGCAATTTCGTTTTTTACATCTGCTTCTTTCTTAGCCTATGGTAACAACCTAAGTGTTGTTCGTGCTGTCGATGCTAACTCAAATAATGCAGCTGCAAACACAGCATTTCAAATTCCTAATTCAGACGAATTTGAATATCTTTATTTAAACACAGACAACAATAATTTCTTTGGTGCATTTATGGCCAAATATCCAGGCGTTCTTGGTAACTCGTTATCGGTAGCTGTTTGTGCCAATACAAGTTTGTTTAGTAGCTGGTCTTATAGTTCTTACTTTACTTCTGCTCCTGGTACTTCAGATTATGCATCTGCTGTTGGTGGTTCAAATGATGAAATGCACGTTGTTGTAATTGATGCAGGTGGATTATTTACTGGCCAACAAGGTACAGTATTGGAAGTTTATCCATTCTTATCTAAAGCTTCTGATGCAAGTATTAATGGAGTATCAAACTTTTATAAACAAGTTATTTTTGATAACTCACAATACATCTATGCTACCGATCCAGTAAACTATGCAACAACAAGTTCTACTTGGGATAATCCAGCAGCTAATACAAACTTCACGACACTAACAACCAATCCAACAATCACATTAGCAGGTGGTTCAGAATTCACACCAACAAATGGTGATATTCAAACTGCTTATGATTTATTTGCAAATAAAGAAACAATTGATATTTCATTGGTGTTAACTGGTAATGCAAACACAACAGTTCAACAATATGTTATTGATAATATTGTTAACTCTCGTAAAGACTGTGTAGCATTTATTTCGCCTCCAAGAACATCAGTTGATGGTATTAATACTACACCAACAGCTGGTATTCAATCTTGGTTATCAAGTTTGGCTCGCTCTAGTTCATATGTTGTAGCTGATTCTGGTTACAAATATATGTATGACAAGTATAACAATGTCTATCGTTACATTCCATTAAACGGTGATGTGGCCGGTCTGTGTGTTAATACTGATACAGTTCGTGATCCATGGTTCTCACCTGCTGGTTTCAACCGTGGTCAAATCAAAAATGCTATTAAGTTGGCATGGAATCCAAATAAGACACAACGAGATGTATTGTATGCCGCAGGTGTAAATCCTGTTGTATCTTTCCCTGGTCAAGGTATTGTTCTGTTTGGTGATAAGACACTACAAAACAAGCCATCTGCATTTGACCGTATCAATGTTCGTAGATTGTTTATTGTTCTTGAAAAGGCAATTTCTCAGGCGGCTCAGTTCTCATTGTTTGAATTCAATGACGAATTTACTCGTGCTCAGTTCGTAGCATTGGTAACTCCGTTCCTACGAGATGTTCAAGGTCGCCGTGGTATCTATGACTTCCGTGTTGTTTGTGACACTACAAATAATACACCACAAATCATTGATACTAACCAGTTTGTTGGTGACATCTACATCAAGCCTGCTCGTTCTATCAACTTCATCCAATTGAACTTTGTTGCAGTTGGAACTGGTGTTGACTTCACAACAATCGTTGGTGCAGCTTAATAAATAACCACGATATAGGAGAAAACAAATGGCATTCAATGTAGCAGAATTTAGAGCAAATATGATTGGTGACGGTGCCCGTCCAAATCTATTTCAGGTCTCTTTAACATTCCCAACAGTTGCAACCAACGGCTCAGCCGCTGCACAGAAAACAACATTCATGGCAAAATCAGCACAGTTACCCGGTTCTACCGTAGGTACTGTGCCTGTGTTTTATTTTGGCCGTGAACTGAAGTTTGCTGGTAATCGTACCTTCACAGACTGGACATTACAGATTATCAATGATGAGGACTTTGTAGTTCGTAACTCTCTTGAATCATGGATGAATGCAATCAACAGTCATACTACCAATGTTCGTAACGGTTCAGCTGTTAACCCATCAGGTTATACAGTTGATGCAGTAGTTACACAATATGGTAAATCTGGTAACGAATTGAAATCTTATAAGTTTGTAGGTGTGTTCCCACTTGATGTAGCACCAATTGATTTAGATTGGGGTTCAAATGATGTGATTGAAGAATATTCAGCCACATTTGCCTTCCAATATTGGGAATCAAATACAACTACCTAATATGTTTTTGTTTGAGGGACTTCGGTCCCTCATTTATGTTTAATTGAATTGGAAATTATAAAATATGGCAGCTACTAATAAATTCTCTCTCTTTGGTTTTGAGATTTCTCGCAGAAAAAGCGAGGAAGAGCAACTCGCACAACCATCTATTACGCCACCAAATAATGAAGATGGCGCATTAACCATTTCCTCGGCCGCATACTATGGCACATATGTTGACTTAGACGGCACAGCAAAAAATGAAGTAGAACTTATCTCTCGTTATCGTGAGATGGCCATGCAACCAGAGATTGAATCAGCTATTGATGATATTATGAATGAAGCCATCGTGCAAGATGATGATGGTAAAATTATTGAGATTGTGTTGGACGATTTAGACCAACCAGAGAAAATTAAAAAAGCAATCAAAGATGAGTTTCATACCATTCTTCGTTTGTTTAACTATAAACATATGGCACAAGATATTTTCCGCCGTTATTATATTGACGGCAGATTATATTATAATGTGATTATAGATAAACAAGATCCAATTGCTGGTATTAAAGAACTTCGTTATATTGATCCACGCAAACTTCGTAAAGTTCGTGAGATTAAAAAGAAGAAAGATGAAAGAACAGGTGCAGAGATTGTAGATGTATTCAATGAATATTATATCTACAACGATAAAGTGGTAACTGGTTCTTCTTCTAATTATGGACCAGTTGGTGTTCGTATTACAACCGATTCGATTCTCTCTGTTGTATCTGGTTTGATGGATTCTCGCCGTGCTGTAGTGTTATCGTATCTACACAAGGCAATTAAACCACTCAATCAATTACGAATGATTGAAGATGCCACAGTTATCTATCGTATCTCACGAGCACCTGAACGCCGTATTTTTTACATTGACGTAGGTAATTTGCCTAAGTTAAAAGCCGAACAATATCTTCGTGATATTATGGTCAAGTATAAAAACAAGTTGGTCTATGATGCACAGACAGGTGAAGTCCGTGATGACCGTAAATTCTTGTCAATGATGGAAGATTTTTGGTTACCACGCCGTGAAGGTGGTAAAGGCACAGAGATTACTACATTACCTGGTGGTCAAAACTTAGGTGAGTTAGAAGATGTTAAATACTTTCAAAAGAAATTATATAACTCATTAAGTGTACCTATCTCACGTTTAGAACCTAATCAAGGTTT